CGCCAACCGGCGCCCGCGCCATCCCACTGCGCGTGTTTCGATCGATCACCATCGCTGGTCGACTTTTTGCCGAGTGTGCGGTATCCCACTGCTGCCCACAGGATGCCATTGAAATTCTTGGCCTTCTGATCGAGCGCGCGACGCGAGGCGCCCGACGCGAGCGGCGTGAGCGCCGTGGCCGATCGAATCACATCGTCATTGAACCGCTTAATCGAGACCTTCAGGATGCGATCCTGAATCACGACGGCGAGTTTCGCCATCTCCATCGACAGGCGCTCTGCGTCGGCCTTACTGATGACCAGGGTGAGTGGATCGTTTGAGGGCATCGAGTTTCTGCTTTATGCCCGCCCAGTCAGGGAGGTCCAATTCGATCACAAGCTCCAGGATGGAGCGTTCCCAGGGCGGTGCCGATCGTGACTTTAGGACGCGCGTCAGCACCGTGCGCGCGGCCTGTCCTAGTCCCGTCCCTCGTTGTACAGACCTTCGATCGCCACGATCGCAGGCGCTGCGATGTGCGCGGGGCACTGCTTGGCATCATCGAGCGTGGCAAACACTGGCAGGCCGAGATCATCGAGTAGATGACGATGCAACAGCCACGCGCGCCCCTCCGCGGGGTTCTTTGCGTTGATGTCGATGGCCTCGATCAGATCCATGATCGTGGGGCGCGCGATGGTGAGATTCCACCCATCGATGGTGATTTCGACGGGCTTTAAACGCAGGATGTCGCGAATGTCAGGCAATGGCGGTAGTTCCTGAGAACTGGATGCTGAAATCGCTCTTGACCACATCAGCGACGGCAGCGTTCGTCACGAAGCTGGTCACATAGGCGGTAGGAACGGTGTAGGTCGCGCCGCTGTGCAATGTGAACACGAGCGCGATGGCGTTCCCGCTCTGCGTGGCAGCTTCAAGCGCCGCGATCTGCGGGTTTCCCTGATCGTAGAAAATCGACCCCGACGCAGTTCCAGTGCGGATGGCGCTCACAAATTTGCGGTCGAGCCCGCCGATCTCAGTGACATCGACGGTTTCGAGCGTCAGCGTGACGCTGGCCGTGACGATGCCTGTGAGTGCGGTGCCTGCGACCGTGATGCTGAAATTCGATGTGTTGTAAACGGCCATGATTATTCCCAGAACAGCAGTGCGGACAGGGTGAATGACGCGGGTTCCTGCTCGTCGGACAGTCCCGACACAGGCGGCGAGAGCGTGGTGGATTCGACCACCCAGGCCCTGAAGTTCAGAGCGGAATATGTGCCGATTGCAAGCGCGTTTCTGATGGTGGTCTCAAGGTCGGCGGCGTCGATCGTCTGAACCGCGATCGCGGTGAATCTCACGGTCGACTGACTTAGCGAAGTCAACGCGGCGCGCGTCGTGGTCTCGATCTCGAAGGTGAGCGCCGGTAGCGGGGAGTCTTGCAGGCGGTAGGCGTGAGTGATCTGAGCATCGGCGACACCTGATGAGATGTTCGCCGCGAGCATCGCGCGAACAGCTTGTTCGATCGACGCCATTAGTTGATCTCCTCAGCGAGAATCTGCGCCTCTTTGAAATCGTTCTCGCGATTGATGATCGACTGGATGCGGAGGGTGCGACCGTCGACGATGATGCGATCGACCTCGCTGATGCCAAGCATTTCAACGGTCTGCCACCTGCATCTGACCTCGAATGATCGCTTAACTATCACCCCATCGGCGTAGGGCTGTTCGATGACCGACATCGGCATGAGTTCGCAGCGAAAATACGCGCCAGCGGTGAACGCCGGACCGCGGAGGCCGAGCGCATCGCGCGAAGTGCTTGCCAGTGACGCCTGCGCGCGACGCCAGTATCGACCGTGAGCGGTTCTCATCGGATCATGCTCCTGGTGGAGATGATGTCCAGGATGTATTCCAATGAGAGCGGGGCGCTCGAAATCGAGACCGCATCAGCTGCATTCGGGTTCTGATACCAGTAGCCGATCAGTGCGAGGGCGCACATGGTGACCTCGTTCGGGATCACTGAGTAGCCCGCCTGGTATGTGACCACCGGCTGAGTGTTTTTGTACTGCACTGGTTGCGCGCTGAACCGCAAAATCGGAAACGCGCCGTCGGACTGGTCTAGCCAGTAGTCGGTGGCAGGCATCGTGATCGTCGAGTTCGCCGCATCGTAATAGACCACGCTGGTAAGGCTGATGAACGGGAAACCCGTGATCATCACATCTTTCCACGATGCCAGGTACTGCGTCCTCGTCTGAGGCGTGAGCAGGAGCTGAGTGCGGCGCTCAATCAGACTCAGCGCGGTCTCGCGCAGGCGAATCAATGCGGCATCATCGTCATCGAAGTCGATGCGCAGCGTTGTTTTGATCTGGCTGAGAGGAATCGTCATAGAAAGGAGGCGATTGGATTTCTCCGATCGCCCCCAAAAGGCGAGCCCGAAGGCGCGCGAAAAGGCTCAGGAAGTCAGCGCCGCGAATGCCGCAGGCATCATGATGTGCGAATCGGTGCGCGTGTAGGTGTACATCGTGGTCTGCATCGATGCCGCCTGTGAGTACGGATCGATGAACGAAGTCACGCCGGTGCGGTCGAAGATCTCGAAGTAGTTGAAGTCGCCGATGACCGCGAACACATTGGTGTTCGTTGATGCGGTCGGCACATACTGGCCGACTGCGACGGGGACGCCGAGGATGTTCTGCGCGAATCCAACGCCCAGCTGGCCTGGGATAGTCGACTGCGTCTGAAAGACGAAATCGCCGTTCGTGGTGACGAGCTTGCGAACCGTCTTGAGCAGGGTGTCAGAGACCAACCAACGAAAGTTCTGGCTCGATCGGTAAGCGACTGGCACAGTGTGGTAGAGGTCGATGAGGTTGGCTGCAGTGACCGACGCCAGTGCGCCAGCAGTTCCGAGGTCGACCACCTGGGTGATGCCTGCGGCGACACAGATGCCCTGCGGCGCGCTGCTGCCACTGCCGATGGTGTAAGCCTCTTCCTGCTTGAGGCTGAGGCTCATCGCGATGCGGTCGGCGACATAATCCATACCGCTGCCGATGTTGCCGGTGCCGATGGCGTCCTCGATGAATTCCTGCGACATCGTGGTGGCAGTCACATACTTGTACGGCACGACGCTGATCGCGGACGAGAATGTCGGCGCGTAGCTGGTGATCGTTCCTGCTTCAGTCACGAGCGCGGTGGTCGGCAGTGCGTTCTCGACTGGGATCGTGCGGTTCGAGTCGATGGTGCTGACCTTCGAGATCGATCGCATCACATTGGTCTGCTGCATCTTCATCACGATGCGGCGTTCCATGTCGGTCGGGATCGCGGCGCTCGTGCTGGTCAACAACAGCGACGCGCGCTGTTCTGGATCACGCGAGCACATCGCCTTCAGCCATCGCGCAGCGTAGGCAGGGGAATCAATGTCCTCAATGTTGCCTGCGCGCGTTGCGGCGCCTGGCACCTGGCCAGAGAACTTCGGGGTTTTCTCGACCTTCGCCAGACGCGCCTCGATGGCGAGATTCTGTGCGCGCAGCTCGATGGAGGACATATCCGCGTCCATGCGCGCGAACAGTTCCTTTTCCTCGCCGCTGCCGCGATCGTCGACGCTAGGGGCCTTGTTTCCAGTGCGCGCCTCGTAGGCGGCGAGTGACTTGCGGTAATGGTGGGTGATGTTCTGGAGCTTTTCGAGATCAGACATTGCGCATCCTGTTCCTGTGGAGTTCAAGCCGTGCAGCGACGGCCAGTTGAAATGCTGCGTCAACATGGCGCAGGCTTGAATTAGTCTGTGGATAGGCCGCGTCCTGCACCAGTGAGACCTCGACCAGAGTCGCGGCGTTGACGGTGCGCTGACTGCGGTCGGCGTTCCAAGTGTCCTTGGTGACATAGAACCCGAAGCTCATCGCGCCGGTGAGATCGCCACGCGTAAGAAGTTCGCGCACATCGCGCCCGAGGTTGGTATCGGGCAAAGTCGCTTGGTAGTGCAGGCCATCCGCGCGCGAGTCGAGCGTGAGCGTCCCGCTCTGGGTCCGAGCGAGCGGCATACTCGCATCGTGGTTGTAGTAGAGCTTCACATCGCCCACGACACCAAACGCACCAGGCGCGATGCGCTCAGTGAACGATCGGCCACGCTCTTGGATTGTGCGCGACGGTTGCCCGTACACCGCGGCGATGCCTGTGAGTGTGCGCCCCTCGATGGCAGGCGCTGAACTGAAGTCGCGTCTAGAAATCATTCGGGGTGCCCTCTCCAGCTGATGTGTCCTCGCCCTTATTCGTGCTCCCGCCGCCCGTGCCCATGTTCATCGCGACCACAGGGGCGTCGAGACCTGGCAGAGGTTCGAGATCGAGGGATTCGCGCGCCTCGTTGCGGGTCAAGAACCCGCCTTCGACGCCAGTTCGCAGGGCGGCCATCTGCTCTGCGATGCCAGGTCTGATGAAGTCATCGAGATCCCAGTACATCTGCTCCTGACCGCTGCCCAGTTTGCGGAGAAGTTCGCCCTCGATCGCCGCGCACCATTGGCGCAGGCACGAGTCGACATACATTCGGCTCAGCCATTCAAGGGTGCCGTAGGAAGGTCCGACCGATTCACTGAGGTAGGACGCAGGGACGCCGTAGATGCGGCAGACATCCGCGATCGAGTAGCGGCGCGCGGCCTCAAGGCCAGTGTCATCGAGCGTGGAGCTGATGCGCTCGATCTTCGCGCCCTCAGCCATCACGAGCGGTCGGCCCGAGTTCTCAGCGCCGCTGTGGCGCGTGATGTAGTCGCGTTCGATGCGCTGCATCGCCTCGATCGACAGCGTTTTTGGGTGGCAGATCGCGATTTTCGGGTTGCCCGCGTTCGCGAAATTCTTCAGCGCCATCGTTTCCTGCGCGCTGAGCAGGCTCATCGAGGTCCGACACATATTGATCGGCGACTCTCCCCAGATTCCAGAGAGCCCAGGCGCGCGAATGTGCAGGATGTCCTCTGGTTCGAGGACTCCATATTGCGGCGTGTTGTAACGCGGGCGCCCGTTCGTGAGATTTAGCGTGACCTGTTCCGACAGCATCGGCAGCAGTTCGACCAGCTCGCCACCGGCAGTGCGGTTGATGACCGCGAACGAATTGCCCCAGAGCAGGGCGTTCATCAGCATCGAGCGCCGGAATTCGTAGGCGCTCATGAAGGTTGACGGGTTCTGCCACAGCGAATCACAGCTCGAATCGCTGATCGATGACTCGATGCGCGCGATGTCAGACGCGATCAGCGTGACTGCGCGATACACAGGCGTGAATCGCAGCGCCTGGAATGGCGAAACAGTCGGCACAGTGGTGCCCGACATATCGTTTCCGACCCACGAAACGGGGTACATATGCCCCACCCAGGTCGACGGAAAGAGTCGTTTGACGAATTCCTTGATCACGCCTGCATGATGTGATCATGCGTGAATGCAGGAATGCGCCAAATCACAGATCCTCGTAAACGCTGCGAGTCTCGCCGCCCCACGCATGGAGCGCCATGATCGCGGCCACGAGCGGATCGATGATGGTGGATTTCACGCGCTTGTCGATCTTGATGTTGCCATTCGAGTCGCGAATCGGGATCGCAGTGCGGCAAGCGTTGCGGAGAACGGGATCATTGCCTAGGCGCAGGCGATTTCCCACCCAGTATTGCTGCCACAACTGGCATCCTGGTCCCATCGTGGCGATGCCCTGCGAGTAGGTCGCGAGCGGTAGCCCTTCGTGAACGCATGACTCCGCGAAAAATGTGCTGCCCCAACGATCAAACGCGATCGTTTGCACCGTGAAAAACCCTGCGATCTCAAGCAATTTGGCCAGCACGGCGTGGTAATCGATGTCGCGCCCTGGTGTCAGTTCGATGTGGCCATCGAGCGCCCAGGTTCTCACGGGTAGTCGGTAGTCGAGCTCGCGTTGTTTCACATCTGCGTCGGGCCACCAGTAGTGACCCTTGAGCGCCACCGAACCGTCATCGAGCGGGACAGCGACCACGAGCGCGGTCATGTCCAACGATTTCGAGAGGTCCAAACCCACCCACGCCGAGCGCCCGCGCAGCGATTCCCAGTCGATTTCGGTGGGCTGTGGAAACAGCGACATATCCAACCATCCGCCAGTGCTGTCCGTCATGCGACAGCAGTTGTAGCGGGCGAATTCTGAGCGCCCCATCGGGGTGGTTTTCGCACTGGTCCAGGCCCTGCGGATCGACTTGATGGCCGGTTGGCCGTACTCAGCGCCTGGGTTGGCCTTCAGCCATCCCTCTTCATCCTCCAGGCTGTCGCTCGCATCGATGCCGTACATCATCGCGACGGTCGAATCGTCGACGATGTCGCCGCGCAGAATGGCCTCCGCGTGGGTGGCTTTCTCCGTGTAGATGCCGTCGGGATTGTCCGCAGGGGTGCTGATGATGACGCCTAGGCATGATCTACGCTTCGCGCCCGCGGCCACGAGCTTCGACAGGAACCGACCCTTGAACTCTGCGGCCTCGTCAGCGATCCACAGGGAGGGCGTGAGGCCGTCCAGGCTCGATGGCTTAGCAGGCAGGACCGACATAACGCAGTCATGATCGCGGTCCTCTAGGGTGTACTGGAACGATTGCAGGCGGTCGCCCAGACCCTTGGCCATTTCGCGGGCAGTGTCTAGCAGGATCTCCGCCTGCTCTACCCTGTTCGCGACACAATGCACACGACGGCCCGAACCGCCGAGCAGATCGTAGAGACAGAGCCCCGCCATCAAAGTCGTTTTGCCGTTGCCGCGGCCCACCTGGAGCAGGCCGTTTGAAACGCGGCGCTCGCCATCGTCGGTGTTCCGCCAGCAGTACAGATTGCAGAGCGCCCACTGTTGCCAGGGCATCAGCCGAAACGGTTGGCCGGTGTTGTCGCCGATGAGCGTGAGCGCGCTGAAAAAGTTTTCCATCTTCGCCGCTTCGTCGCGATCGAAATAAATTTCCGTGCGATCGAGATCGGCGAGAAATCTTTTTGACGCCGCGTAAATCCATTTCCCTGCGGGGCGGCGCCCGTCGGTGACACTGGAGGCGTACTCCGTCGCTGCTTCGAGCATTTATGTTTACC